AAGATTATCAGACATAATAGTTCTATGGAACATACCCTTTGGTTCACCTGCTTTTGCACTAAGATTAGCTATGTATCTTCTTAACATGAACCTTTGCATGAATGGGCGAATGCTTATATTCTTAGCGTAGTAGAATGTAGAGCCACTTTCTTCTACAACCTCTAATCTATATGCTCCACCCTCAATGACTTCAACATTAGCCATCTTACCATTTACTTCAGCTTGACCCATCATGGGTGTATGCCATATTCTTAGTCTGTTTAAATTACCAGACTTCTTTGGCTTTGCAGAAACCTCTGTAGCTATTCCCATAGCTTTAGCTAAATCTGCATAGCTATCTGTATTTATATTAATTAAATCATTCATTTACTTTTTTCTCCTTTCAATAAGTGCCTAGTTATATCACGCAACATCTTTAGTGTCAAGCCAATTAGTACCTATTTTTGCCTCTAATAATAGTGGCACATTAAACTCTAATTTAAACTCTTTTTCTATTAAAGATATCATATTCTCATTAGTTATTTTTATAACATCTAATACTTCTCTCTCTTCATTTGGGTGTACATCTACTACTATGGAATCATGCACACTGTTGACTACACAAGACTGATATGGCTCTAACTTCTTCTCTATATACATCAGTATCAAAGGCACTATATCAGCAGTAGCAAATGATTGTACAGGATAATTCTTTATCTGTGTGAAGTTAGTTATCTTACCAGACATCAATCTATGCACATCCGGGAATGCAAACTGTCTCCCTGATGGTGTAGTTATCTTGCCTGTAGCTAGAGCTTCTTTAGCCAATCGGGTATGCCAAGCTTTGATGCCTTTGTACTTTTCTGTAAAGTGTTCATAGTATGAGGCTTCTGCTTTACTTCTCCCAAACCCAGTCGCACCATATAACGGTGCAAACGTATGTGCTTTAGCCTCTTGCCTACTCGTTGGCTGACCAGCATCAGTGATAACTTTAGACGTATACGAGTGTACATCAAATCCAGTTGACACCTCCTTAATAGCGACCTTATCTTGTGATAAATATGCCGCAGCTCTAAATTCCAATTGTGCAAAGTCTGCCTCCATTATCTTTCCATTATCCCAACGTGATACAAATACTTTTTTAACAGGGAACGTACCACCTCTAGGCATGTTCTGCATGTTAGGATCAGCACCACTGAATCTACCAGTAGATGTTCTATGTTGTAGTAGTCTTACATGTAGCTTACCATCAGGCTTTACATAAGTCTTTATACCTTGCACAAAGGATGACAAGTAAGTATCTAGTGCAGATAATCTTTGTAAGTCTGATAAGAAACTTAATGCATCTGACATATTTAACTTCTTAGCAGTATCTTGTAGAACATCAAGAAACTTTTTATTAACACTAAATCCATTTGCACTTACCCATTTAGCAGATGGTGCAGAGAACTTTAGTCCAGCTATTTTTGGGCTATTATTAAAAGTGTAGCCAGTACCATTGCAAGTATTACACTTGGGTTGTTTAACATAAGGCTTTCCATCTTTTCTTACCTTTCTCATAGTTCCTGATCCAAAACAATCTTTGCATTTTACAGCTATAGTTCTATATAAAACATCTGATGTTTCATTGACTGTATTTACATAATCTAATTTCTTCATGTATGAATCAAAGTTATGTGTCCAAGTAGTTTTATCTTTAGGCTTTCTACTATATATAACCCAAGACATCTGCTCTGGACTATTTAAATTGATAGGTGTATCGCCCATCAACTGCTTTACTTGTAGTTTAAGACGTTTCTCTATCTCATGCTTTTCTGTCTCAAACTCTACTCTAACCTCTTCTAATTTATTTAAGTCTACAGCAAAACCTTTTTGATATATCTTAGCTAAAGTCAAGGCAACTTTGTTAGTCAATACAACTGTGTCCATTAATTCAGCATACTCAACTGCATTTAGTTTTCTGTATATCTCATCTGACAATTGCTGTGTAGCATGTAAGTCTGCTGACAAGTATTCTGATAATTCATTTGGTGGTATATCAGCAACAGAGAATCCTTTCTTAAAATATTCTTTTAAGGTATCTTGTTTCTGTGTAGCTAACTCATATCTTTCAGCACATGCCTCAAGAGATAGAGCTTTCTTTACACCACGTTGTAATACATATTCTCCTAGCATAGTATCAAACACTGGACCTTCATATTTAAAACCACATTCCCATATCCACATTAAGTCGTGTACTATGTTATGTCCTATAAGTATGGTAGCTTGGTCTAGAAGTTCTTGTACTCCCTCAAAGTTCTCTCTGAATAAATACTGTTCGCCTTTATCCGTCAAACAACCAACCATAACTAACTCATTCTCAGTTTCAAAAGGGTCTAGGTGTAACTTACCATCTCTAGTAGTAACTGTATTTTCTACATCAAGTGTTAATTTCATCTAATTTCTCCTTATGTTTCTTTAAATACTTAACTGCTCTTTTTACTTTTGTCAAGTCATCTTTAAATCCACCTAATCCAGTATTACAATGATGGCATATCCAACCCCTAAATGTTTGAGTATCGTGGCAATGATCTAGAACCCACTTAGACATTTTAACTTGTCCATATTTACCTATCTCTTTTGCGTCACGAGTACATATAGGACAACAGTAGTCTTCATCAGGATATTTATTTTCCTTACGCAATCTTTTAATTGTATTGAAGTGTCCTTTCACACATGACTGACAAGTTCTCTTTACCTCACCAGAAAATACAACATAAAAATTAGTAGCAGGTTGTTCTATGTTACACTTGATACACACATAGGTCTTTTGTGGTTCATTAATAGGTTTAGAATACCCAAATAGATCCGGGTAATCATTCATGCCTCATACCTACCAACTTGGTAATTAAGCTGACAAGTAATAACTCCATGCCAACCTGACAACTTATTCTTGACAATGTTTAGATGTCTTTGCAAATCCTCTTCGTCACCATCTTCTTGCTTGGGTGGATTCTTTGCAATGAGTATCATCAAGTCTGCCTCTGCAGCTTTACCAGTACGTGAGCCTTCCATCATAGATTGATTAAGTAATATCTTACCCTCTGCATCAGCAGATAGTTGAGACATATAGAATACTGCACACTCGTGTTGCTTGGCAATCATACGAGCATGAACTGCATTAGCTTTCAGTGCCTCGTCTGTTCTTGCAAAACCACCAGTCCTAGCAAACTTATCTCCCATATCAAGTAGTACAACATCAGGCTTGTAAGACTTACATACACTCTCAACCCAAGACATATCACGACCAGTCGCATCCTTTATCTTTATCTTATCTTTGACAGGTGCATACAAATCTCTTGCCATGCTTGGGTTAGTCTTGATCTGTTTCATAGTCATACCAGTAGAGGCAGTTAAATATCTAGCACCAACTCTGTGACTACCCTCTTCATTACACAAGATGATGCAGTTAGCACCTTGATGTGCAAAGCCTCCGGGAGATGCAATCATACTTGCATGAAAAGATGTCTTACCAGTATTAGGTCTAGCACCTACCTCAATCAAGTGACCAGCATTGATACCCTCAAGTTGTCTTGTTAAAGCAGGTATGTTGAAGTTCCAACGTGCCTCAAGATCATTCTTAGCTAGTAGTGATTCAATATCTAAGTCATCCCACTCAACATTCAAGTCTGGTGTAAAATCATCATTGTATTGTTCTAGTAGCATCCGTAATGGTTCTAGGCTAGTCTGTTGACCATTGACATAATCAAATCCTAGATTAGCAATGTCTTCTCCAACTACCTGCTGAAACAATTTAGACAGCACCTCTTGTGCAACATCAGCACCTAAAGGTTGCTCATTCTTGATAGACCTAAACAAGGATATGTATGCCTGTTTCTGTGCAGTAGACATAGATGGATTGCTTGATATAAACAAAGCCTCTATCTCATCAGCAGTGACTGTACGTTCATATCTGTCCATAGCTAGGTCTATAGTCTGCTTTATCTTCCTAGCATCCTTGCTGAACAATCTATCAGGACATCTAGCTCCACGATGCTCTTTGTAGAACTCTCTGTCCATTAAACTTCTTAGTAGTGAATTTTCCATATATATTACTCCTTTGGGGTTAGTTTATACAAGTTGTTAATATCATCTTCATTTCTATATTTTAAGTCATCTTGCAATCTAAGTACACGGATGTTGGGTACATGTCCACGTAATTCTTTTGCAAATTGTAATATCTTAGGTAATGCATCTGGGTCTAATGCAATTATAGTTGTTGAGAACTGTGAGAGGTAGTGCTTATGTTCTTCTGACAAAGAAGTTCCAAGTATAGCCACCCCCGTGTGTACATTGCTATCTATAACACAAGCACTTACACAATCCTCAACAACTACTGCGACCTTACCACAACCATAAATGTATGGCAAGGGGTTATTCCCATATCTTTTCCACTTAGGCAGACGTTTACCCAATGCTCTACCAGTTGCATCAACTAACTTACCATTATGTTCTATGGGAAAAACAACTCTGTCATCTTTCACATCATACTGTAAGTTCATTTTATCTGCATCTAGTTTCCACCTCTCGCAGAAAGATACGAGGTTCTTCCTATTGTTATGTGGTACAACGTATTCAGGCATCTCAAATGTATCAGTTGTAGTCAATTGTTTCTTTGCACTCACAGACTTGATATCATCTACAGATAACCTAACACGTGTACTCCCACTTAAACTACAGGAAATCTTATAACAATTCCACACCAATGAACCCATATTATTTGTAGCAGTAAATGTTTTGTATGAATTACATACAGGACAATTTAATCTACGTGTCTCATCCATAGGAATGTTTAAATCTTTAACAAATTCTAATATGTTATACATTATATATGTTCCTTATATAGTATATGGGTTTGGACAATGTAAATGTCTTGTAACATGAGATTAACAATGTGTCAAATTTTTTCTTGTACTTAATGCTAAATTAGCTGAAGCAAAAGTATTTTTCATGTAAGGCTTGACACTTTGTGGATTAGTATGACCTGTGACAGACATAATATTTCCCATTGATACACCAGCATCTACCATCTCAGTTGTACCCGTTCTTCTAAGATCAGATAGTCTAAGCTCTTTAGAGAGTCCTGCAGAGTCCATAATCTTTCTACCCTCTACTGGTAGCTTAGTGATTGTATAAGGCTCGTGTATGCCTCTCCTAGGGCGAGGGCGAGGTGCTACATATTCTTGGAAACCAAAATCTTCTTTCTGTTGCAGAAGCATTTTAGTTAGTCCATCAGATATAGGTAAAAACACCTCTGCTCTCCTCTTGGATTGTTGTATGTGCATCTTATTCTCTTCCAAGTTTAAGTTCTCCCATTTGATTACACGCATATCGCCTAGTCTCTGACACCACTCATATGCCATCTGCACAATCAATCCCAAACTTCTAGTGTAAAAATCAGAGTATGCTACATCTAGATATGCTTTCACATCTTCTCGTGTCCACACTACCTTTCTAGCTATAGGTGTTCTTCTCTTTATGCTTGAGAATGGATTGACTTTGCAATGCTCCATATGTATGCCATAATTATATACCACCCTCGCCACAGACATGACATGATTGGCAAGGTGTATACCTCTCTCACACCATTGCTCATATGCAAGTTTAGCCATCTTGGTAGTGATATCAGAAAAGTTGATACTGCCTAAATTTTGTGCATCCCCAACTTTTGTGTCTGATACTACACCAAGAAAGTATTGATATTGTACTTTAGTTTCATCTCGTAAGCTCTTGAAATCAAAGGATAAATAGTACTCATCAATTAAACTTGACAATCTTTTATTTTTTATATTCATATGCTCCACTCCATCTACTATAGTGTCCATGTTCACATTCAACTGTAGCACCTACTATGTTAGCAAGTTGAAACTCCATTCCATCTAGCTTACATATTTGTTCATAGTCTATTGGACACTTATCATCTGTCTGTGCATTGATACTGCGTAAGTCTTCAAGCATCTGTAAGATTTGTCTTGACTGTTGTTGTGTCAAGTTAAGTATCTTATTTATTTC